TATTAATAGTAGTTGCTACGTTAGCTGAATATGCTAATAATAAAGCAACACCTGCAGGATATCCATTAGTACCAATACTGGTTGATCCAGTATTATACGGAACACCACCACCTTGACCGCCTCCACCAAGAATGAATCCATTATTGATAATCTTAACAGTATCACCAGTTGTTCCACCAGTTAATGATAGACCATAATTTGCAGAACTTCCAGCATATACATATACACCAGAATTGATTGTGACAGTTAAATCAGATTTACCTGCAACATATCCACTCAAACCTGGAATATTGACAGATCCATTAAGAGTATTTGTTGTGAATGTGTATGTTAATACTGCACGATTAGATTTACCATAAAAATTACTTAAAGAAATTGCACCCGATGCAACACCAGCTAATGTTCTAAGTGCAGTATCATTTAGACTTGCTTGAGCAGTTCCACTTTGACCCAATTCAATCTCAATCGATTGACCGGCAGTTGTTCCGCCTATACTAATTTGTCCTGAAGAATTGATTGTCATAATTCATGTTTTTCGAAAGTGTTATTATTCTATTTATATTACCATTCTCTAGCCATTTTAGTTTTATGACCTTCTTTGAGTGTGTTGCCTGGCACTGATTCTTTAATTCGATTGATTACATACTTTTCAAACGTAGAATCTGCTTTACCAACACCAGGAGTACTCATTCTAGACCCGTCAGACATCACAGGAAGACTTTCTGTTGAATGATATTGCTCTAACTGTGGATTCTGTTCCTTGAACTCGTCCAGTAGCTTGTATGACATTGTGTGAGTTTCAATCTCACCTGTTTCTTTGTTTCGAAAATCGTATGATGGTGGCATTATATATATCTCCAATAAAATCCGCCGGCATGTTTAGTAATTCCTCTTACGCAACATGATATGCTGTTTAATGATATGTTATTTTCTAATCCTGCAATTTTACTAGATTCGTAAATTTTTAATAATTCATTATCTTTTGAATACATAGCAATTTTTTTAGAATTTTTGTGTACATATTTTTCAATTGATGGTAATGGAGAATCTTCATATATTCTATATCTGAATCCATTACCACATCGAATATTTCTATTTCTTTTATGATTTATTTTACATATTTCAGATATTCTTTCACTCCAAGTGTTATTTTTAATTGCGGCATCATTTATACTATCATATGTTTCAATTAATTCACCATTATCATTATATTTTGCAACCTTTTTCTTAGGTGTTTTTAATCCACCAAGATAACTTAATTCTTTTTGTAAATCTTCTTTTTTCATTTGTCCACTTAAATTTTTCCAAGCAACATAATCTTCATGTTTTCTATGAGTTTCATATAATACTCGATGGGCATCTGCATGTTCTTCTATAGAAAGTTCAATAAGATTTGATGGATCATCTGAACCACCCATGTGTCTAGGAATAATGTGATGTTTGTGTTTCATTATCTTTAAGTGTTTCCTTTTTTAATTTTTCATATTCAGTACGCATTATTTCTCGTAATGCATAATCTGCTTCTTCTCTATAGAAGTGTTTAGCTTTTCTACGCACATCACCAACACATTTTGGTACACCTAAACCAACTTTATCTTTGTTGAATTTCATCTGTTTAGCATAGGACTTAACCAATAACCAAGCATTCAATTCATCACGAAATTGTTTATAATGTTTTTTCAATAATGCAAATACATATTTAATCATGATGTTACTCCATTATACCAAGTTGGTGTTGCACGACTATTCACTTTACCGTTCCAAGTCGCAAGATGTGTTTTGTATTTATTGTAGTAGTTTCGATATGACTGAATAGCATCACCAGGAACTTTACAGTCATCTGGCATTGCACATGGTGGGTCTTGACATGGAATATCTGTTCGAAATGCTTTCATTAAATTGTGTGGAACAATACCAAGCATTGACACAAGACCAGTTTCTTGACATTTGTGTACTTTGCCATAGCGATATGTGTATTCAGAACATAATTCTTGTAATAGATTATGCAACCATGTGTAGTTTCGTGCATCTAATCGAACCCATACTGCTGATGGATGATTGATGTGTGTGGCAGAATATAGATTTGTATCTCTATAGTCAGATAATTTCCATACTGTTTTTTTACGTCCAGATGCAGAAACGCCATCAACTTGAACACCATCGAGAATTCGGTGAGCAGTTGATAGTAGTTGGGCTGATTCTAAAATCATTTTTACCACATGTTTGTCGTTGTGCATTTCAGCACATTCTTTAGGATTCCGTGACAGGTAAAAGATGTTCATTTGATGTATTATCCTCAAAAAGCATGACAAAAATGATAGCATACACCTCATTTATAGTTTTGTCAACATCTCCTTCATAGAGAATTCCCCAACCACCTGCTTCTTTCCATGCATCGATTACATCTGGAGTATCATCAATCAGAATACTATATCCATCTGCAAACTCTTTTTTCTTTCCTCGACCAGGAACTAGATTGGGTTTGTATGTTATTCTCCAAGTATCTAACCATTTGCGTTTATCATATGAAACTTTATTGTGAAATTTCTCACCACCAGTTGATGAAAGAATTTCAATATCACATAGTTTCTCATATCGACTGATGCCTTGAAGTAATAGTCCAGCACCAGGATGTGGTTCTAATGTTGAAAAATATCCACCTTCACAAAAAGTTGTCCAATTATTAGAGAATTCTTTTCTATTTCTAGAAACTTCGTCAGGATCAACATTGAAAATTTCTTTATATCTTTTAGTGAAGTCACACAATACACCATCCATGTCAAGATATATTTTAATTTTGTTACTCATTATATTTTCCAATTGATTTTTAACATCTTGTAAAGAAATCTTACTACAAAATTAGGCTTTTTGTCATGAACAATTGAAATTTTCTTTGCTTCAATCTCACCATGAATTGTTGCAGTTGTCCATGATTGTGGTTGACTAAATGCGACTGTCTGACCACTTGATCCATTGATTGATGGTACTGCTGTTGTTATTTTGTTGAGACGATAAGAATAACATTCTTCATAATCTAAGTCTAGTGGGATTTGTTCTGTGAGAGGAAAAAAGAATTTTATTTCAAGTTGACCTGGAATGTAGTTAGACTTTTTAGTGTCTTGCCACATTCCACCCCAAAATTCCATACCATTATCTGTCATTAAACTCATGATATAACTTTCAATTTAGTATTTAAAGTTTTTTGCGTAACCTAATTTGTGAAGTTTAGCCAAGAAATCTTCACATTTTTCACCGATATCTTTACGATATCCCATATCATTACCAATTTTGATTTCGTCTACGTTCTTATATGCATTCTTAGATGCTTCTGATACTGTATCACCAAGACCAGTCACAATCAACAAATAATTTCCAGCAGTGCCCCACTCAGGAATATCTTCTACTAATACATCATCAATCATCTGTACAGTCTTAGTGAGTTTAACTTCACATGGATGCACATGGTCAATGTCAGCATCACCTGTTGTGATAGGGAAGTCTAGATATGATTCTTCATCTTTACTATTGAATGGAAAGTCTGAGTTCATGATAACAACACCAGATGATACTGTTTCAATACCTTTTAGTGTGTCTTTACCATCAAGTAAGTCTTTCATCCATTGAGCAGGATCTCCATCAATCAATGTTTGAATGATTGTCCACGCAGGCCAACCAGGACGTGCTGTCCATTCCATAGGATAAGGTACACCAGTCTTTTCATCAACAATCACGTTCATGTCTAGACATCCAGTATAACCAATTTCATGAAGATGTTTTTCCATTGGACGCATCAACATATCAGCAAGTTTAGATTCAGTCGTACAACGAATGACTGTACCCATCTCACCTGTGTTGACTCCAAGTTCACCGTCCATTAACTTTTTGTGTTCAAAACCTTCGAACCAATATTTGGACCAACCACCTGGACCGAACATTCCTGTAACACAGAACTCAACACCTGGTCTGAATTCTTGAAGAATGAATGGTGCCGCTTTCTTACCTTTTTCTTTACGTTTCATTAAGAAACCAATCATGTCTGCTTCATCTTTAGCAACATAACTGAGACTCTTATCTTCTTCTTCACCGATAGGTTTAGATACCCAACGTTTAGGATTCTGTTTAACAAATGTAATTGCTTGGTCATAGTTAGTGAATTTGTGTGATGGAATTGTTTCACCACCAAACTTCTCAATCACTTCTTGACCATACATTCTGTCTAATTCTAGATTAGCATTCTTTTTACCTGGACCGAAGACAGGATAACCCTTTTTCTTGTATGGCTCAATGTCATCCATGTAGGCTAAATTGTCCGCTACAAAAATTAAGTCAGCAGTATTCATGTACTGCTTCCAGTTGGTAACTTTATCAATCAATCCATCACCAATATGTGATGCTTTAGAACCATGAGTAAACATTTTAACAGTATGTCCAGCGTTAACACATCTCAAACACCATGCTAGTGAGATTCCATCTGGGTCTATGGCGAGTATAAAAATTTTAATTCTCCTAATACTTATAAATAGATGTGTATCACCGGTGTGGAGACCGTATACACCCTAACATCTAATTGGAGATATCAGCATGATTATTTATATCAATAACAAATACCATAAAATATATCATAACCTAATTCAAAAGTCAAGAAATAGAATTCTATGTAAACCATTTGAAGAGCATCATATTGTTCCAAAAGCATTAGGTGGAACAGATGATATATCAAATATTGTAAAACTTACTTCAAGAGAACATTATTTTGCACACAAATTACTGGTGAGAATTACTATAGGTCAACAAAAATATAAAATGATTGCGGCATTAAATTTTATGACAACAAATAATAGACATAATGTTACAAGTCGAGATTATGAATATTTAAGAAAACACGTGCCCGAAACAATGTCATTTCAAATGAAAGAATTCTGGAAGACTGAAAGAGGACTCAATCTAAAAATAGAATATGCCAATAAAATGAAAAATAAAAAGAGAGATCCTTCAATAGGAAAGAAAATCTCAGAAGTCAAAAAAGGAACAATATTTTCTAAGGAACATTTGAAAAATCTATCAGAATCTCATTTGGGACAAATTCCTATAAATAGGAAGAAAGTTTGTGATCCAAATGGAATCATCTATAGTCATGCGGCTGCCGCGGCCAAGGACCATGATATTCATCCTGCAACAATTCAATATCGTTGTAGAAAGAACATCATGGGATGGAAATATATTACTTACCAAACTTAGGAATTTTTTCTACTTTTGTCACTTTTTCTTTTGCTGGTGCAACTACATTAGGTGTTTCATCAGTTGGTAATTTTTCTTCACCTTCAAAAATATCATTCACTGGTGCTGACTCATTCAACAATTGTTTTTTAGGAAAACGTCTAGCAATGTCTTCTGCTGATACAGTTTGCATAGCAAATTGTTTGAATTGCTCATATGAATCAGTCACACGATATGCTACACGACCACCTGCTACTGTTGCATCTTGAATGAACAATACGGTACCACCTTCACGCCATGGTGCTATCTCAATGACTGCATCAAGATTAATGATAACTGAAACTGCTTTCTCGACTGAATGGACTTCAATAAATATCGCCATATTACTCTCCTTTTTCTTTGTCACCACGACCACCTAATACAACCCAGTCGTGACTATTAAAACTTTCTTCTGCATCAATCATGTGCTTCTTAAAAGTTGGTTGTTCATCTTTTGGTAAAGTAGCCAAAATGCGTTTGGTTTGTTTACTCATTCTAAAATCTTCTTTCTTAGCAGTACTCATAGATATCCCTCAGTATATAATTGAAATATTCCTATCGCAAATCCGATAGTGATTGCCCATTTTAATAGACACCATTTGATGTCATCTTTAAAATATTGTAATTCGAATTGAATCATATCTCGTTGTGCTAATATCATTGGTGGTGATTCGTTTTCACCGCCTAGCATTTGGATTGTTTTGTTGGATTCAAATAGTCTACGTTTAGTAGTGTAATAATGATATATAGATAGCATAGTTTACCAGTGATGTAAGATACCTGCAATGATGAATAAGTTTGTTACAATATATATGAAGACAATTCCTGTGCGAATCCATGCAACAACATCTGCATCATCAGGTTCTTCAAATGATTTATTACCGAGTGCTTTGCACCAATACTTCCACATTACCACATTCCTTCATCGTGCTTTTGATCCCACCAGTCCTTCCATTCCATACCTTCTGGTAGTTCTTTGACTTGAATGACATTCTCTGTGATATGTTTTTGTACATAATCTTCATCTTTAGCAAGTTCTTCTGCTTGTTCTTTAGTCTCTGCTTCAACATAAACAGAATGATAGAATGATGATACAAAATTAACTTCAAATTTAGGCATAATAATTCCTATTTAATAATATAAGTTTTTTTGTGCTTAAGACTCTTCTTGAGTAATTTAAACCAAAGAATCTTCTCTTTCTTAGTATCATGTGCAAGACATGCACGATACATCTTTCGAGTTAATTTTTTAACTTTCATATGATTTGTGTCCAGTAAATAATTTCCCAACGACCATCATGATGTTCAACCAATGCAGAGCAATTCTCTACCCAATCACCATCATTCATGTATATCATTCCATTGACAGTTTTAATCTCTGGATTATGAATATGACCGCAAATAACACCATCATAGTTATGTCTTGCACAATATGAAGTGATATTATGCTCGAATTTAAAGATAAAGTCAATACTTTTTTTAACTTTCACTTTAAGATATTGTGATAGACTCCAGTAACCGAAGCCCATCTTATGTCTCCACCAATTGTAGTGTGTATTAATCCATAATACTAAATCGTATGCTTTGTCACCTAAGAAACTAATCCATGGTGCAAGTCTTGTGATGCCATCAAACATATCACCATGCGTGATTAAAAAGAAATCACCATCAATGCTTCGATATTCTGCCTGATTGACTATTCGAATGTTGCCTACAGAAAAACCATCACGAACATATGGTCTCAAAAATTCATCATGATTGCCAGTGACGAATGTAACATGAGTACCATGTTTGACTAAACCCAATATTCTACGAATAACATTAGAATGACTTTGGCGCCATTTCCATTTATTCTGTTGAATCTTCCATCCATCTATAATATCACCAATGAGAAATAGATTCTCGCATGTATTATGTTTGAGAAAGTTGTTTAGATTTTCTGCTTTACAATCTTTTGTTCCTAAATGAACATCAGATACACAGATAGTTTTGTAAGTTTTAGGTGTCATTTGAATATTTAGATGATATATCTAAATGTCACAATAATTTAATATTACTCATTATTCTTACCATGTACTAACATCATGATGTCGTAAATGCAATCATCGACAGGATCATGTTTATAGATGTGTATGTATGGATCAAATCCAGGAAAGTCTACATCACAATAACCTGTTGTTGAGTTAGTGATGAAGTCAACCGCAGTACGAACATCACGCCAACGATTATAAAAGAACACTGGCTCTACACCTAATTGTTCTTCAACTGCATCAAGTACCATTTGATCCAAATTACCACGTGCCCAAACGATTGCTTTCTTGTCTGGATCATGTTTGTTAGCATATGCACGAAACATTTCGATACCATCTTCAATCTTAACATCATCTGGTTTTACGTTTACTGACTTATCTTTAACGATTTGAGACTGCTTTGCCCACCATTCCATAGTAGACTTCGTAACACTACGTTTCAATCGTGTGATTTGGTCTTTAACGTCAATCTTAACAAAGAAAGCATCTCTACGCATCTCTTCAACTGTGCGAGTATCATCAGCTTCAAAGTAAATACAAGCCATTGATAATACAACAGAGTTTGTTTCTTTTCCTAGTGTTTCTACATCAAATAAGAACATAATTAATCCCAAAGGTTACGATAGTAGCGGCCAAAAAGTCTTAAGCCATTATCAATTGCTTTATGATGTGCATTCAATGAATCCCAAAGCACTACACTTTTTTTCTTCCATACAAGTGGTTTACAGTTATTTTCATCATATTCACCTGCTTCCCAATCAATCTCACCATTTTCTAACCAATACTGAGATTCATCATCTTTAATGACTTCTTCGAATGCCCAAATCATTTCACTCATAATCCATTCCCAACGACCATGACTGTATGAACCATCTTCTGTCCAATTATGCTCACTCATATAGTCATTGAACTTATAGTACCAAGGACCGTCTTTATGGTCAGTCCAAGGACATCCTTGTTTCTCTTCTTTCAACTTCTTGAGCATTGGTACAATGATAAGTGCTAATGTGTGATTCATGCTCCATACATCATAATCATCAATATGAATTTTAACTTTACGGTCACGCTTATCATGAATCCATTGACAGAAATTAGCTAACCATGTTGATGCTAACCATGTTGATAAATTGTCATGAAGTACATAGTCCCAACGTTTGGTCAATTCTTTTGATGCATACTTTTCGTGCCAGAAAAAGAGTAGGTCCATAATTTGATATGGACCCCACCAGTTGATGTATTTTCCTATTGAAACTTTCATAAATCTCTCCAAATGACTTGAGCAGTCATCTCTTGCTCTTTACCATTACGGTCTTTGAATATTGCAACTCGGTCAATTCCATGATGTCCTGCTTGACACACAAATGGTCTTTCTTCATATCGCAAGAGTTTATTTGGTGCTCTCGCATAGATAGGAATAAAAGGTTCAATTGACCGAGACTGCTCATTCATATTAATCCAATGGATAAGTTGTAGTGATGATACGTGGTTCGATGTATTGTGGTTCAGCTTTTTTACTTTGTGGATTCAAACACATTACCCATGTACCATCAGCAGAAGCTGGACTATACAATCCATTTGGATCAGCTTGAGGAACTACAACGTTACCTTGCTCTTGAGTTTCCATAGACCTAGCAACACGTTGAGGACTTGTGTATTGAGTTGCATATGGTAATCCATAACCTAATGAATCACAAATCTTATGTGGCTTACCATTCATATCAACGATATATGTATATGTTGGTTTCATTTGGTCACGAAGTTCGATGATGTCTTTCATCATACGCTTCTCTGCAAAGTTAGTAATACCTGGCATACCAACAGTCTCAACACCTTGTTTAGATAGTTCTTCTTGTTTCTTAGCTTCAATTTGTGTTGATGATTGCTGTGATACAGGCAAATCACATGCACTTAATGTTAAACCTAAAACACCTACTAATAATAATTTATTCATTATACAGTTCCTTTTCTCAAATCATTATAAAAACTTCTTAAATTTAATGGTAAACGATTTTCATCATACACGGAAAATCGATGTAACACAATACTACGTAATGCATCTTTGTGTGCTTGGTCAGCATTCAAATATTCCATTTGAAGATTCTCTAAGTCACGAACCATACCATCATTGTATTGCTCTGATTCTTTAAACACTTGATTGTCCACTGCACGATATTTTGGTGCAAAGTAATTATAGTGGGCTAAACCAAATAAGTCAAGTCCCCAACCCAAAGCTAAAATTAATATTAATCCAACAATAAAAATTGAAGCTGTTGCAAAAAAATCTTTCATTGTATTGCTCCTGTTAAACTATAAACATGACATTCTGGTTTAAATTTTATAATTTGCCAATCTGTACAGTGCCATTTTGATACATCTAATACATGATGTGATGCATCCATTAAAACAAATCCTAAAATTAGTCCTAATAATATACCAACTAATCCACCAGCAAGTAAAACTCTTAATATGTCATCATTATCCATAATATTTCCTTAGATAGTAACACGATCCAGGATTTGAATCAAGTAGTCTTTAATTAATTCTAAATCATAATTTGCTTTACACAATCTACTACCGATATATGAATCTGATGAATATTCATTACCTTTCACAGTATCAATTGGTGCTGATGGTCGTAATATTGCATCAATATTGGATTCTAATAAAAGAACTAATTCACTAATTCTAGTTTTATTTGCATCTAAACATTCAAGCAACTGCATAATATTTTGTTGTGATACTTCGATAGAACATCTTCTATCTTCGAGAATACTATCAGATTTAGATAATCGTATATCATTAAGACCGATTTGTGCTGATTTGTAACCAGGATCAACTGCTGTTTGTCCATGTAACATTTTAAATCTCCATTATATGTCTTGCGTCAAATAATCCACGGTTTTCATTACCGTAGCCTCTTGGATTCATAATAACATGACATCCGTTAATTGTCAAGTCTGCTGAACTATGTCCATGTCCACAGAACCAGTAGTCAACAGCACTCATATAAAATTCCATATTCTGAATAAAGTATGGTTGTAAATTTGATCCTAGATAGACAGGATTTGAACATTTCACACTTGGCATGAAATGAGAAATAACTACTCTTTTTCTGACTGGAACTGTACTGAGCCACCCAGCTAATCTAGTTCTGAACAGATTGAATTGCTCAATGTGGTCATTAGGTGTCCAAATTCTACCTTCAGTCTTGATATGATAGAAGTCTGCAATATTTGTATTAGCAATACTCAAACTTTTACCGGGTGTGTCATCTAATGTGAAGTCAGTAAACATCGTACCACCAAAGAATGATACATCGTCAATTTGAATTGATTCATTATCTAAGTAGTAAAAGTTTTCACGCTCTTTTTGTAGACGATAGAAGAATTCATTTGTTTCATCGAAGTCTTGTGAATAGTATTCATGGTTTCCTGGCACAAATAGAATTTTCACATCATCAGGAATCTGGTCAATGATTTCTTCATGACGATTTTGTGTGTGAATATCACCAGCGAGAATAACTAAATCTTCATCTGTATATTGATATTCGAATGACCATCCTTCACAATGTAAATCTGATAACAGTTTTACTTTCATTTCTTTTCCATTCGATGGCGACATTCTTCTTTGATTTTCAATGGAATATCAGGAGAAATTTCTGCTAGTCGGCAGTCATAGAATACTTCTATTTCCATTGACCTAGCATCTAAAACTTTAGCGAGTGTGAATATACTACCAATCGCACATATAGCAATCATCAACACTAACATAATTCCAATAAATTTATCCATGATTATCTCCGCATCCTGCTAATGTCAATAGCATCTTCTTGTTTAAATACTGGCACAGCATTACTCTTGTGCATCTGAGCAATACCAATCATTACATCACCAGTATAAACTTTTGGTGCCATCTTTGGTGCTAAACCTACACCGGTATCGACACTAGATACATGATTATTCCCATTCCGAACACGAATGCTAGAAGGATGAGTAACTCTTTTGCTAGATACAATAGTTTTGTTTGATTTAATTTCATATTTTTTTAATAACTTTTCCCAGTCAGCTTTAAGCTGTTTTGTTTTTGCATTAGGTTTTTTTGCTTTGCGCTTCGGCACGTACTCGTGGATTATCATCATCAATTCCATTCACAAATAACCACAATTCTCGCATATCTTTCACATGTTGAATTGGGTGTCTAATCAAATTAAAAATTACAATAGGCACAAATATAGCAAAAAGATACACGAATGTCAACATAAATTTAATTTTGTGCTTCATCTACTATTCCTAACTTAGTGTGAACATGCTCTCTCAAACTTGCATAATCGACTCCAGAAGCATTTCTTAATGCCTCTAAGACTTCGTGTACTCCAGCGAAATATCCTCTGTTGTAGTGATACATATTGTTATATCGTTCAGCATCTCTTTCATTAGTCATACCGATTTTCATGAATTCTTTTCCTTTAACTTATCTTCTGCCCATTCAGCACCTTCAAGAAAGCTATCAACACACTTGGTCTTTACACCAGAAGGAATAATATTCATAAAATCAATACGGTCTAAAGGTTTCCATTCTGTTGATACAGTATCTTTTACTCCATCAGTAAAGATTTTTAATGTACGACCATCATCTTGATAACTTAATTCGAGAAATGGTACTTTAGTATTAACATATGAGCGACCATTTCCATCAATCACTTCTAATCGAGTGACTTTGTTTTCATGTTTATTCGCTGGTGTTGTTGGTGCTTTCGACAAACTATTATATACTGTAATAATTAAATTTAAAGCCTCTTCCTCAGAGTCAGCATGAGCCTCAATACAATGACCATGAAATGATGTACTAATTCCTGCTGAAAAAATATTATATTCCGATTCAAATACTTCGGAATCAATCCAAGCATCGTTTTCATCTGCCCATGATTTAGGTTCTGGTGCTTGATAATTCAATACATCATTCAATGCCTTTTTACAAGCATCAATCGCTTCATTTCTTTTTTCAGCATTGTATATTTTAGTTGGTAATTGCCCAAGTGCCAACAGTAATGCGGCTTGTATTTGTTCGTTCATTATACAACTTTCTCATTAATAATATTTACAATCATCTTTGCAGGAATGCCTACGTTATACGCCATGCAATGATTTGATAGTAACTCAATAATTCTGGCAGCCTTACTTACGATAATTGCACGTTCACGTTCACCCACTTGAGATTGTACATCAGCATAGTGACGTAGGTTCTCGATGAAATTATCAACTACCAAATTATCTTTTACTAAATCATTCATTAATGTACTACCGATTCATCAGTTGAATGTAGGATGTTAATTGAGATTGATTCCGTAATCGTAGTCAAAATCTTAAGCATATCTTCATCTGGTTTATTAGATAACACGCTCATCATTGCATGAAGTCGACCAATGATAACTGCAATTAACTCTGGAGCACTAACACCGTGGTCTTTTACACCAGACACAGCAATCTCATAAATCTTATCATCAATATTGCGAACAAACTCTGCAAATGCTTCTTCAGAAATATCTTTAATCATTCTAACTCTCCAAAACGGCACGACCAATAAGTGCCTGTGATTTAACAAATCTATAAATGCTCTCAACATCAATGACAAGAGTTTCTTGTTTACGTTTTAGTCGAAAAGCCATTTTATCGTGACTAACTTCTGTTGCTGGACGCAATTCTACCATGATAGGACGCATCTTCTCTACTGTGTTCGTTTCATACTCTACACGCTTTGCTAATTTTCTAGCCATGCTCTTCTCCTAAAAGGTTTTAATTTTATCACACAATAGATACCAAAGATACGCTAATGAAGAAAATATACCAAAATAACAGATGATGACTAAAGCATCAATCAGTAAGGTTATGAATTGTATTGGCTTCTTCATACGGATCTCTATTTTTCTGTTTCTCTATATATTTAAACATCTTGACGGCAGCCGCAAAGCGTTTAGGCTCTCGTTCAGGATTTGGCAAAGTATAGAACAATTCGCTCATTCCGTCAAGTATTTTTTCAATTTCTTCATCAGTCGCAGTAGTCATGTTTTAATGTCCAAATCTTTCCATGTATATTCTCTGGAGTTTCTTTAATTCGATGATGGTCACAGAATTGACCACCAAAAGTAATCAATGATGTTCCTTTACCTTCAGGACTCATTGTGATGATGTAATCTGGATTTATCCACAATTCATTTTCAATGTCAATATAATCCTCAATGCCATCATAACTAATATGCTTTTGTTTTAATTCTGTGAGTTTAATCATTTAATATACCTTTTCACTGTATCACGAACATCATATCCTTTTGCAATCAAACACATAGCCTGTCCTTTGCCTGCTCTATCTTTATATCGAAAGTCAATCTGAGCATACTTACCCCATTTACCACGACTTTCAATGCGTTTGAATTGTCTATACGCATGTGCAAATGTTCGAGCAGTCACAAAGTTAGCCCAACTATCATCAGAATTCTTTTTACCAGAAAACCATCGGTGTCCATACGATGCTTTACCTGAACCTGACACATGATATATCCATTTAGTTCGCACTTTGCAAAGCATCCTTATAATTTTCAATGCTTACTCTATATCCATTGATTGTTGGCACTTCAATTTCTCGTTCGGTTAGTTTCATACTGTTCCCACCATTCCAATTAAATGTGATACTACTCGATACTTATCATGTGAGTATTGATGTTCTATCATTTTATCATGTGCTTCTTGCCATGTTGAGAATGGACCATAAGCATAGTCTGCCATCTCAGTTTCACGCTTTTCAATATATACTGGCTTTACTACATAAAACAATTCAACTGTAAATCGCATATTATTCTGTTTTTTCCTTAGCTTGTTTCATCAATTCTGTATATACTTGATATCCTAAAGTCTTGTAGAAACCTTCAGCAACTAATGGAAAAGCATCAACATCTTGTTTCTTTTCCATACTAATTGTCAATTCAACTTCAAATTTGTAACGTGGCTGAAATGTTTTATCGTCAACCACTACCGATACGTTTGATACTTTCATATTGTTTCCTGTGCTTCGCATTTTAATCTCCTATAAAGTCATTGTATATAGAGCAAGTTTTTCCCAACCATTACCGATATCACGACACAACTTCAAAGTATTCAATGCAGACCGCACAGATAACTCTTTGAATGTATGAGCATAATCGTAAAGGAAACACATCACAGCATCTTTGTTGTCATCATCAATCGTATCTAAGATAGCACAAATTCTATCAAGTTTTTCTTCTAATGTCAACGTCACATCAACACAGAATGAGCGAGAGATTAATGCTTCAGGAAACTTATCAATAGGCATGTTTGAGATAAACACACAACGACCAGTAAACTCAAAGCGAGTAGGTAAGTCATCATCTTTACCGAACTGTGCATTCCAATTGATGATACGCTTGTCACCAGAGTCGAGTGCGGCTTTCATGATGTTAGATGCGACTGGATCTTTATGAATATTATCTAAATCATCAAACACAATCACTTTACCGTTGTTCTCATACAACTCTTTATACAAACCTTTAGCAGTAGAATAACCTTTCATGATGATGAAATCTTCATCTTCAATCAGACCATTATTCTTTAATGTGTTAGTCACAGTATAAGTCTTACCAATACCAGCATCACCAGTGATGATGAATGAATTTAGTTTGCGTGTTGAGATTAGTGATACGAATTGACCCATGAAATCAAAGCGTTCTGCAACTGAAAACTTGATAGCTGGTGCTTTTTCTTTGTGCATCTCATACTCGATATCAGCAGGATTAACACCCATACCCTCAAGTTTCTTGACAACATACTCTTGATATGTTGATTTGACTACGATGTTATTGTTTAGATAACCAATATAATGGCTAGTCTTATCATTGAATTCAATCTTTGCTAACATAATATATAACCTCTCAGGTGAAACATTCAGAAAGAAATAACATCATAACAAAAACCGGCAATAATGTCAACAATTATTACCGGTTTATTTTACTTCAATTTTAAACTACACATGACGACCATCAGTATTGAACTCATTAGCGTTAAGTAATTGATATCCTTTAACATTTCGACCATCTTTGTATACTTTTACTACACCTTGCTCGTATAGTTTAATCTCATAGATATATGTCGAGATTCGGTACATCACCTTGCTCATGCGAGTATCATTCGCAAAGAAATGTTTAATATCATTTACAGACACAATCTTACCAGACTTTAATACTTGTGCTACTTTATTGTATGGTTTAATCTTTTTAATCATGCTGAGGCTCCTGTACCGCCATCATCAGCGTAAATGATTTTATTAGATGGAACTGTATCGGGCACTGGATCATTATGATAGTCATAAGGAGTATCAATAACACCTAATACAGACTTCGTTGCTATATCTAATGGGCTATTACCTAATCCAGATACTGGTGCAATTGTATTAGCAGGCAATAGTGGTTGCTGTGTTGCATCAAATACTGGTTGGGGTGCAGATGTTGTCATTGCTGGAACACCAATTATACTTCCAGTAGATACTGGTGATTGTGATAATGCTGAAACTGCTGTATTTTTAGTACCAACTTCATCACCGCCAAGCACAATCTCTATCATCTCTGGCGATGGGTATGGTTCAGGCTCAACTGTTTCATCAATCTTACGATACACATCCAAGAATGATAATTTCGTATCAGTATCAAAGCGATTAACACACAATTCAATTGCTTTCATCTTGTCACCAAAGATTTTATATGCTTTAGCGATATGAACCAATCGTCTTGTTGAAATCATTTCATCAACACCACCATCATTGTATGTCTTACGCACAACGTCTGCCCATTGAACTAACTTATCAACGAATTCATTGTCATTAATCAATGGCTTAAGAATTTTCTTCTCAGTCTTGACATCAGGATACTCTTGTTCAACTGTAATAGGAAAACGTTCAATGAAAGCATCATCTAAGATTTGTGATAGATACTTACCCTCATCCGAACCACGTCCTTTGGTGTTGGCTGTCGCAATGACATTAAAACCTTCTGCTGGATGGACTACCTCACCAGTTTTCTTGTTGTAGTAAGGCTTACCTTCCATAATCGCTTGTAAACAAAGCAATTTATTGGACCCACGATCCACTTCATCAATCAACAGCACAGCACCTTTTTTCATGGCAATTAAAACTGGACCGTCACGATTGACTACGTTACCATTGACAAGAGTGGGACCACCAATCAAATCTGTTTCATCGGTCTCGATAGAAATATTCACACGGATACA